TATGATACAACTGGTTATCCAATGGCGATTAAACAGAACAATATAATGTTGATTGGTTGTCATCCTGAGAGTGAACAGTTTTGGTATGATAGTTACTCTTGGTTGAAAGGTAAATATCATAATGGAGAACACCATGAAATATTATTAGATTTAATTGATGAATTTTTGGAAAAATAAATGATATTAGTTGCAACATGGGTTACAGTAGGGTTTTTCTCAGCAATAGGTTGGTATGGTGCCAATCATTATGTGATTGAACCGCATTTCCCAGCACCAGTAGAAAAGAAAGAGGTAAAATAATGGATATAGACCAAGCAGCCGTGTTTTTAGCGGGTACAATTTTAACCGCACTTGGGTTTGTTATCATTGTGATAGCAGCCGTAGTTATTAACAATATTATATACAAATATTGGAAAAGTTTTGGATGGAATTTACTTCCAATGTATATGCAAAAACAAGAAACAGTAATCGAAGAACAAAGAATGGAAAAAAAGAAATGAAAAGAATTTTAAGATTTACCGCATCATGGTGTGGTCCATGCCAAGGTTTGGCTATGAATTTAGAAACAGCAAGTTTAAATTTACCAATTGAGGTGATTGATATTGATACACATAACGATATTGCACAAGAATATGGTGTTCGTAGTGTTCCAACATTAGTGATGTTGGATGAAAACACAGAAATTAAAAGATTAATCGGATCAAGAACAGTCAATCAATTACAAGAGTGGGCACAATGAGCAAAATAAAAAGTAATTTAATAGAAGAGCGCACAAGTTTTAAACCTTTTAATTATCCATGGGCATATGACGCATGGTTAAAACATGAACAGTCCCATTGGCTTCATAGTGAAGTTCCTATGGCAGAAGATATTAAAGATTGGAAAAGAAAGTTATCAAATGAAGAAAAACAATTTCTCACCCATATATTTCGCTTCTTTACTCAAGGAGATATTGATGTTGCGGGTGGCTATGTACACAATTATTTACCTTATTTCCCGCAGCCGGAAGTAAGAATGATGTTGTTAGGCTTTGCAGCTCGTGAAGCCTTACATATTGCTGCCTACTCACACTTGATTGAGACATTAGGTTTACCTGATACAACCTACAATCAGTTTATGGAGTATGAGGCGATGAGAGCCAAACATGATTATGTTATGGACATCTCAAGTAAAAATACAACTAAAGAAAATACTGCTACGCATATTGCTGTGTTTAGTGCCTTTACAGAAGGTATGCAGTTGTTTTCTTCATTCATTATGTTGTTGAATTTCCCACGCACAGGCAAAATGAAAGGCATGGGACAAATCGTTACATGGTCTATTGTTGATGAAACTATCCATGCTGAATCGATGATTAGACTATTCCGCACCTACATAGAGGAGAACAAAGAAATTTGGAATGATGAGCTGAAAGGTCGCATTTATTCTATTGCAGAAAGAATGGTCGAGTTAGAAGATACATTTATTGACCTCGCATTTTCTATGGGTGCAATGGAAGGCCTAAGTAGTGAAGATGTTAAGAAATATATTCGTTACATTGCAGACCGTAGATTGATTAGTTTAGGCCTCAAAGGCATATACAAGGTTAAAAAGAACCCATTACCATGGGTTGAAGAGATGATTAACGCACCTATTCATGGTAATTTCTTTGAGAATCGTGTTACAGATTATGCCAAGGGCGCATTGTCTGGTGACTGGGGAAATGATATTTGGGCCAAAGCTGCATAATAGATGGTAGAGAAGAATTTTATTTCTGATAATGATGTATTAGACACCATAAATTCTTCCGACCTCTGGCTTATAGACAAATACATTCTATCTAAAAGATTAGGATACTATTGTGGTCCAGCAGGAGTAACACCTAAAACTTCAGGTGAATATATTGTAAGACCTTGTGTCAATATACGAATGATGGCCAAAGGGGCTGAATTCATGTATTTGAAAGCAAATGAGGATATTATTCCTGATGGTTATTTTTGGTGTGAAATATTTCAAGGGCGGCATCGAAGCTTTGATTTCCATTATGGAAAACAAGTTTTAGCAGTAGAAGGTTTTAGAGATGATCCAAATCAATTAGATAGATTCAATCGATGGAGTAAAATTGATGATGTGTTTTCAATGCCAGATATATTACAACAAATAGCCAATAAATACGAATGGTTTAATGTAGAAACTATTGGAGAAAATGTAATAGAGGTGCATTTTAGATATAATGATGATTTTGCAAATCATACTGCTGACACAATAGTTCCAATTTGGAAAGAACAATTCTATCATAGTCCAGCTGGTGATAGAATAGGATTTTTATTACAAAAAGAAAGAAAAAAATGAAAAAATTATTAGTTTTATTGGCACTATTCACAAGTACCGCATTTGCATGGGACCAAAGAGCACCCTTGCCACTACAATCATGTGTGGTGCATAATCCATATGGGTTTGCACAAACTCAAAGAGTTGCACAACCTATTTGCCGTGAGGCTTATTTTGTTGCATATGACGCACCAGTTAAGATTCCAGTTTATGTTGCATATACATTACTACCACAGAACGCATTAGGTTGTTTTCCACGCACCAATGCATTTGTTGCTGATGCTAGTTTAAATGGCACTGGCGCAAGACCTGATGACTACGCAGGCACCGGCTACGACAAGGGTCATGCAGCTCCTGATGGTGATTTATCATGGTCAGCACAAGTTGAGTATGAATCATTTCTAATGACTAACATGTACCCACAGGCAGGTTCTTTGAATCGTGGTATCTGGAAACTATTAGAAACATCTGTTCGTGGTTGGGCAGTTCAATTGAATCAACCATTCACAATCTATGTTGGTGCAATTTATGGCCAAGGCGATAAAACGATTGGCAATGGTGTAATTGTACCAAAAGGTTATTACAAGATTGTTATTAACAATGCAACCAAACAAGTTGCAGGCTGGGGCTTTCCACACAATGCACCATATCCTAATCTAGGCAATGACTTAACTAAATTTCGTGTAGTAATCGCTGATATTCAGAAACAAGCAGGCGTACAGTATAAATTTCCAGCTGGTGCAGTTGAGTTGCAACCAGGCAAAGAGTGGCCAGTTGATTTTGGTGCATTGACTAACGCAAAAAGAGCCAAGTGTGGTAAGGCTGATTAATGATTATAAAACATCAATGTTCGAGTTGTGACTCGAAATATACAATAGAATTTGATGTAGAAGAATGTGAAGATAATCCTAAATTCTGTCCATTTTGTTCCTCATATATAATAGAGGACGAAATGGAACAGGATGATGATTATTAATGACTTGGTTTTATTATAATACTATAGAAGAATTCAAACTTGATGATGCCGAAGGCTACTTCGGCTTCGTCTATCTTATTACGCACAATCTCACCGGCAAGAAATATATTGGTAAAAAGTTCTTTACCAAGGCTGGTACTCGTCAAATAAAAGGTAAAAAAAAGAAAATCAGAAAGACTTCCGATTGGGAAACTTATTGGGGTTCTAATACTGAACTACAGGCAGAAGTAATAAAGAATGGGGAGGAACAATACACAAGAGAAATCTTGCATTTATGTAAATCTCGGTCAGAGTGTAGTTATAAAGAGACTTTTGAGATATTCAATCGTCACGCTCTTTTGAGTGATTCATATTATAACGCATGGGTGACCTGTAAAATCCACAAATCTCATGTAATAGGAAAAATAAATGGCTCGCAAACAAACAGCAAACAACGAAATGATAACGGTAGCCAACAAAACCAATCAATTGAAAATACGAATTGATGACCTTAGACAATTTGAACCATTAACAGAGAATCAAAAACTATTCTTTGATGCATATAAAAGAGGTGATTACTTTGTAGCACTACATGGTGTTGCAGGTACAGGTAAAACATTTTGTGCGTTATACAAGGCAATACAAGAAGTCCTTGATAAATCAAACCCATTCAACAAAATTATTGTAGTTCGGTCAGCTGTGCAAAGTCGTGAGATTGGCCATTTGCCTGGTGATGTAAACGAAAAGATGGAAATCTATCAACAACCATATCGCCAAATTTGTGAGACATTATTTGGTCGCCGTGATGCATGGGATAGGTTAGAAGAGCAACACCATATAGAGTTCATTTCAACATCATTCATTCGTGGTATGTCATTTGATGATGCCATTATTATTGTGGATGAGATGCAGAATATGAACTTTGAAGAGATTGATACCGTTATGACACGGGTTGGTTATCGCTCAAAGATTATATGGTGTGGTGACTACAGGCAAACTGACCTGAACAAGAAAAAGAATGA